TATCAGGATCAGGAGATAGCATAACTCTTGCTCCAGGTGCAGTTAAAATGGTTTATGCTACAGCGAACGACGGCACTAACCCAGATATTGACGACACAGGATTTATAACTGCATCATCAACAGACACATTAACGAACAAAACTTTAACAGCTCCAAAAATTGCAGATGCAGGTTTTATTGCAGATGCAAATGGAAACGAACAAATTATATTTCAAACGACATCTTCAGCAGTAAATGAATTAGAAGTAACTAACGCTGCTACAGGAAATCCACCAATCCTAGGTGCGAGTGGAGAAACAAATGTTGATGTACACATTAAACCAAAAGGAAGTGGAGAAACTAGAATTGGTACAGGTGCAGCTGCAGCTACACTTACAACAAGTGGCGCTCACGATCTTGTATTAGATACGAACTCTGGAACTAACTCAGGTACAATTACAATTACTGATGGAGCAGATGGAAATATTAATATTGCACCAAACGGAAATGGTGTTGTTCAAGCTGGAGGATCTGCAGTTAAAGTTGCAGGAAAAGAAACTATATGGGTGCCAGCAATTGCAATGTATCCTAATTCTACAAGTGGTGCAGAAGCTGCTCAAGTAGAGTTATCAAATGGACCAGAATTAAAAGTTTTAGATTTTGATAAATCTTCTGATGAGTTTGCTCAATTTGCTGTTGCGTTTCCTAAATCATGGAATGAAGGCACAGTAACTTTTCAAGCATTTTTTACAGCTACTTCAACAGATACAGGAACAACCTCATGGGCCTTGCAAGGTGTTGCATTAGCAGACAGTGGAGATTTAAATACTGCTTTTGGTACTGCGGTTGCACCTACAGCAAAAGCACATAGTGGTACATCAAACGATTTAGACGTAACAGCAGAAAGTGGAGCGGTAACAATAGCGGGCTCACCTAGCACAGATGAGTACGTGTTCTTTCAAATATCAAGAGATGTTTCAGCAGATGATTTAGATGCTGATGCAAGATTACTTGGGATTAAACTGTTCTTTACTACAGACGCTGCTAACGACGCGTAAGGAATTTAAATATGAGAGATAAACTAAATTTACCTCTTACAGTCGAAGGTAAAAATTCAAATAAAAAAAGAACAACAAAAGGAAAATCTTTTGGTTTTCAAGTTCTAGGATTTGGTTCTGGAAGTGCAGCAGCACCTTTTACCATGAGATATTTAGTTTTAGCTGGTGGTGGCGGAGGTGGAAACGGTATCGGATCAAATCTTCTTGGTTCTGGTGGCGGTGGAGCCGGTGGTTATAGAAATTCATTTGGATCAGAAACATCTGGTGGTGGATCTTCAACCGAAACTCCAATTGAAGTAAGTCCAGGAGAATATACAATTACAGTTGGTGCTGGTGGAGCTATCGGTGCTAAAGGTGAAGACAGTAGCATTGGTTCTTTAGTTGTATCAACTAAAGGTGGAAACGGCGGCTATGGTTCTGATAGAAATGGTGGTTCAGGTGGTGGCGCTGGTTCAATAGGATCAGGTCAACAAACTGGAGGATCAGGCACATCAGGTCAAGGAACAGATGGCGGAGATGCTCCGGGTCCTACAAACAGATCAGGAGCTGGTGGCGGTGGAGCTGGCACAGCTGGTCAAGACACACCGGGTTCTGAAGGAGGCGGAGGTTTATCAAGTTCAATTACAGGTTCAGCAGTCACTAGAGGTGGTGGCGGTGGAGGAGGAAGTAATCCCGCAGGAGCAGGAGGCCCAGGTGGTGGCGGAAATGGAGCAGTAGAACCTTCAAATGCAACTGCTGGCGCAGTAAATAAAGGTGCTGGAGGTGGTGGTAGACAAGGAACAGGTCCCCCAGGAGCAGCCCAAGCTGGAGCTGCAGGAGGATCAGGTATAGTTATTATTAGAATAACTGACGCTCCTGCATCAATTGCAGTTTCACCAGGCACAAATACATTAAATACATCTGGATCTGATCACATAGCTACTTTTACTGTGGATGGGACATTAACAACATAAGGAATAAATTATGGCACATTTTGCACGATTAGAATCAAAAATAGATCCAACAGGTTTTACATCTGATACACATTTAGTTGTAGTCAGAATACATGTTGTGGGAAATGACAATCCTGCAAACGGTGGTACTATTGGTGAAAACGATATGCATGTTGATGGTGAAAAGTTTTGTGAAAATTTTTATAAAGGTGGAATATGGAAACAAACCTCTTATAATAATAAATTTAGAAAACAATATGCTGCAGCAGGGTTCGTTTATGATCCTGTAAAAGATAAATTTTTACGTCCACAACCTTATGCCTCTTGGTCATTAGATGATAATGATGATTGGCAAGCACCGGTAGCTTGGCCAACTATTCTTAGTTACACAGTTGGAGAAGAAGAACATTTTTACGATGTTACCTGGAATGAAGAAGGTTTAAAATGGACTGCTGAAAATCATAATGGACAATCTCTTGATTGGGATCCATCTGCATTAGAGTGGGTAGCCGTTTAATAAATTAAGTCTTTACTTTAATTTTAATTTAATATATCATAAATTTAGAAAGTTTATGAATTTAAAAAATTATTATTGGTATTTTCAATCAGCAATTCCACAGCATATTTGTGATGATATCGTAAAACACGGTTATCAACTTCAAGATCAAATAGGAGTGACTGGTCTTAAAACTCATAAAAAACAATTAAACAAAAAAGAATTAAAAGATTTAAAGAAAAAAAGAAATTCAAATATTGTTTGGATGGATGGTAGATGGATTTATAAAGAGATTCAACCATATGTTAATTTAGCAAACAAACTAGCTGGATGGAATTTTGAGTGGGATTGGTCTGAATCTTGTCAATTTACAAAATACAAAAAAGGACAGTATTATGATTGGCATTGGGATAATTTAAATGAACCTTTTAATTTTCCAGATAATCCAAAAGATCCAAGAAACGGTAAAATTAGAAAACTATCTGTTACTGTTACATTGTCAGATCCTAAAGATTATGAAGGTGGCGAGTTAGAGTTTGATTTTAGAAGTGGAGATCCAGATAAAAAACCTGTTATTAAAAAATGCACAGAAATATCACCTAGAGGTTCCTTAGTTGTATTTCCTAGTTTTGTGTGGCATAGAGTATGTCCAATTACAAAAGGGGAAAGAAATAGTTTAGTCATTTGGAATTTAGGAAAACCTTTTAAATAGTATGCTCAAACAGTATAAATTACCTAAAGAAAGTTTTATTGGTGGATGGTTTATTCCTAAAAAAATTTGTGATGATTTAGTATCTTATTATGATGAGTTTACTTTACACACCAAATCAGGGATTGTAACAGGTGGAATGGTAAATAAATCAGTTAAGGATTCTATGGATTTATGCATTGAAAAAAATAATTTAGATAAAGAAATTGTTGCTTACAATAAATATCTTCAAGAAGTTTTAAATTTATATATAAAAAAATATCCTGAAGTAAATACGTATGAAAGATTTAATGTTTCAGGATGTAATATTCAAAAATATCCAAAGAAAGGTGGTTTTAAAAGATTTCATTGTGAAAGATCTTCTAGAATATATTCACAAAGAGTTTTAGTTTTTATGACATATTTAAATGATTTAGAAAAAGGAGGTACTGAATTTAAATATCAAAAAATTATTACCCCTTCTAAAAAAGGTCTTACTTTAATTTGGCCTACAGATTTTACTCATGTTCACAAAAGTGAAATTGTAAATAAAGAAAAAATAATAATAACAGGATGGTTTTCTCTAATATGAGTTTTAAAAAAAATAAATATTCAGTATTAAAAAAAGCAATTAGTAAAGAATTAGCAGATTTTATTTTTGCTTATTTTTTAAAAAAAAGAAAAGTAGCAAAATTTTTATTTGAACAAAAATACTTATCTCCTTTTCATACAGAGCACGGTATATGGAATGATGAACAAGTTCCGAATACTTACTCACACTATGGTGATATTGTAATGGAAACTTTATTAGAAGAAGTAAAACCTATTATGGAAAAACATACTGGATTAAAATTAAATGAAACTTATTCGTATGCAAGAATATATAAAAAAGGAGATGTGTTACCTAGACATAAAGATAGATACTCTTGTGAAATATCCACTACTTTAAATTTAGGAGGAGATCCATGGCCAATATATTTAGATCCAATAAATAATAAACGTCACACAGAATATACAGAATATAAAGAGGGGACTAGCCCGGGTGTAAAAATAGATTTAAAACCAGGTGACATGCTTATATATTCTGGATGTGAGCTAGAACATTGGAGAGAGGAATTTAAAGGTGAAGACTGTGGACAGGTTTTTTTACATTATAACAGAGCTAATTCTAAATTAGGAAAATTAAATAAATTTGATAGAAGACCTTTTGTTGGTCTACCTGCTTTTTTTAGACCTTAAAATAAACGTTTAAAATACCTAAATTATATTGTATATAATAGTATGGCAGGAAATTCCACCACACCATTTCCTGCCTTACTAAGGATTTTTTATGTTACAAAAAATAGGGTTTCAACCAGGTATTAATAAACAAATCACACCCACAGGAGCAGAGGGTCAATGGGTTGATTGTGATAATGTTCGTTTTAGATATGGCACACCTGAAAAAATAGGTGGTTGGAAACAATTAGGGGGCACAAATGATTTAACAGGTGCAGGTAGAGGTCTTCATCATTTTGTTAGTTCTACTTCAATTAAATACTCTATCATAGGAACAAACAGAATATTATACGCATATTCAGGAGGTGTATTTTATGACATACATCCTATTAAAACTACCACTACTCTTTCTAATGCATTTAGCACGACTAACGGATCACCAACAGTTACTATAACTTTTTCTACATCGCATGGTATAGTAGCAAATGATATAGTATTATTAGACAATTTTTCTACAATTACAGGATCTAATTTTACTGCTTCTGATTTTGACGATAAAAAATTTATGGTAACAACTGTGCCATCAGCAACTACTATTACAATTACTATGCCATCAAATGAATCTGGATCAGGTGCAACTACATCAGGTGGTATAAGAGTGCAACATTATTATCCTGTAGGTCCAGCTGTTCAAGCAAAAGGTTTTGGTTGGTCATTGGGAACTTGGGGTGGACAAGAAATTGGAGCAGCAACAACTACTTTAAATGGAGCACTATTAGATGATACCGCAGGAACAGGTGGATCAGGAACATCTATAACTTTAACAGACGCTACTCAATTTCCAAGCACAGGTACAAATTTTATTCAAGTTGGTAATGAAGAAATATCTTACACAGGTATTACTGGAAACACCTTAACAGGCATTACAAGGGCGGTTAGAAACTCTACAAGATCAGCACACTCTAGTGGTGCAACAGTTACAAATTCATCAGACTTTGTTGCTTGGGGTGAGGCAGCATCAGGTGACTTAGTTCTTGAACCAGGAATGTGGTCATTAGATAATTTTGGTGATAAAGCTATTTGTTTAATTCATGACAGTGCTGTTTTTGAATGGGACTCTTCTTCAACTACAGCAACATCTACAAGAGCAACAATTATATCTGGTGCACCAACTGCATCAAGACACATGGTAGTATCTACACCGGATCGTCACTTAGTATTCTTTGGAACAGAAACAACGATTGGTGATGCAACTACACAAGACGATATGTTTATTAGATTTTCTGATCAAGAAGATATAAATACTTATACACCCACAGCAACTAATACAGCTGGTACACAGAGACTGGCTGACGGATCACAGATCAGAGGAGCAATCAGAGGTAGAGATGCAATCTATGTTTGGACTGACACAGCATTATTTACACAACGTTTTGTAGGTCAACCATTTACGTTTGCATTTGCACAAGTTGGGACTAACTGTGGACTTACAGGACAAAATGCTTGTGTTGAAGTTGATGGTGCTG